GAGCTGTAGCTGAGTCAGCAGTAATGGCAACTATTGTTGTATTAAGGAATTGAGATAAATCTTGCTCTGCTAATTCTGGGGTTACACCCTCTGCGTAATAACCTGCAGCCTTCTTAGGTTGAGATTTCTCCATTACTACAGATAATCTTTTATTATATAATTCTAACTCTGCCTGCTTTGCAAGTAGGTTGAAGTCGTTTGGCGTTACAAAACCTCTCTGCTCTTTATTTGAGAAGGTTTGTACTAATCTATATATTTCGTCAATTGTCATTGTTCTAAATTTATTTAAAGCAAAAGTACGAAATAAATTGGTATAACAAAAAAGGAGGACTGTTAAGTCCCCCTTTAAGCATGTATTATATTAAATCATTATCCGTTTATCGCTTGCAGCCTACGCTCTATCTCAGAGTATATCTGCTCTCCCTCACCTTCAGAACAGAAGTCTACCATTCTCTCGATAGGCTTAACTCCAATTGCAGGGACACATATTGTATTACCTGAGGATACCCAAGTTACACCTGTTTTCTTCATTGATATGATACCTGACTCTTGAGCCATTAATAAAAGTTGCTTCATCTCTGTGCGAGGATCATTCATCCCTGCTAAGAAAGCTGCAGGGTTTTTCTCTGCTTGAACCTTCATATCCCAGCGAATCTCATCTACACTCTTGTTAGTATTAACACCTAATACCTTAGCATACCCTACAAGCTCATTTAAAGGCATTTTAAGGGCTGCTTGTACAGCATCCATAACATCAGCCACCTGAGCTATTTTATCCTGTGCAGACTTCTCATCGTCTTTTATAGTAAATAAAATATTTTTAGATTTTATTCTATGAGGATTACTACCGTTAGAGTTGCAGGTATCTAAGTATTTTTTAAGAGTAGGATTTGTACGATCTACAAAAAGAAAACCGTTAGTAAAAGCAATAGGCTCTCTCATTTTAGCCTCCTTTGGTTGCTCATCAGCAAAGATAGAAGTTTCTCCAGGAACGTATCTAATCTTTCTATTCTCTCCCTTTACAGGATCAAATATAATATCCTCAGCCTTTAATAAAGAAACAACAGGGTATTGAGGCATCTTAGTCCTTGGGTTTCTAGTTTTAGCCCTTAAAATATAAACAGATGGTTTATACTCTTGTTTCTTGTTTGTAAATTGAGGTGTGAATTTCTTTTCTACTATGGGAGCTTGAGCTACGACCTTTGTAGATTGTGGAGGTGTTACAGCCTTCCTTGCTGTTGTGTGTTTTGATGTCATAATAATTGTCTAAAATTAACTTGAAGTTTAATAAAAGGAGGGGAACAAAGCCCCCTCCAGTAAATATAATCAACTATTGCTTATTAAGCAGCAGCTGGTGCTTGAACAACTACTGCAATACCAGTAATTTCTGACGCTAAAAATATTGCGTTTGCAACATCTGCAACAACAATAACGCCTTTACCACTACCTTCAGTAGCAGGAGCGTGAATAGCATTCATTATAGCTTCAGTTACAGCTTTATGAGTGTCAGTTGTTATTGTTAAAACTACTGTGTCTGAAACATCTGCTGGGTAAGCATTTGATGCTAACTCAATAGGGCCCATCATTGGTTCAAACAATAAAGTCATCTCCGTTCTGGTAGTTCCAGTTTGAGTAAATCCTCTAAATTTAGATAAAGGAGCACAATAAAAATCACCTCTAGCGTCAACTTGTCCGTTAACAGGTGTTTGATTAAACATTAGGTACTTTTCCATTTTCTTATGTTTTTTTAAGTATTAATTAATTATGATTTTTTGAACAACAAGAAACGGTTAGGAGCAAACCCTTCAAAACCACGTTCAGTTCTGTAGTTACAACGTAACTCATCAGTACCGTTAGTTTTGTTCTGTAGAACAGCACCACCAGTTAACCAGTGCTCCATCTCACGAGAGTACCCGTTAGCAGCTTTGTATCGCATACGTAACGAAGGAATTTTCTCACCAGACTTAGCATCTTTCTGTGAATCCATAGGAATACACATTCCGTAACCATTGTAGTTAAATCCAGTTCCACCTAACAAGTCAGGACGGTTGAATAAGTCGTAAGTTTTCTTGTGGAAAGTATAACCACCACGAGAGAACGAGTTAAAACCTAAGTTCAACGCCATATCTTTGTTGTTAGCAAAAGTACCGTAGTTAGCACCACCTGCAGCGTAAGAACCTTGTGAAGCTAATAAGTCATCAATATCTAAAGATAAGTTAATACCAGAGTAAAGAGCCATCTCTTTTGCACCTCTATACTTATCTAAAGACTTAACAGCAGCGTCAAAGTCAGCCATTGTAATTGCAGAAGAACCAAGATCCATAGACTGTCCTTTATTCTCAATGAAAGGTAAAAGACCCTCTGTAGTTAAGACACTAGTTGCAAGACCAGTACCATTAGTATCAGTTGCAGCGTTAGATAAAGTACCATCACTAGCAGATCCAATAATCATTGCAAGCTCAGAGTAATCCATGAAACGTTGGTAAGTATCAGCCTCACCTTTCAAGTACCATAAGTAACCAGTACCCATTTCTGGAGAGGAAACTTTTACGTAAACAGCGTTAGTTGCCTCAGAACCTGAAACAATAAACGACTCCTTAATAATTTGAGTGTTGTTTTGGTATTGGTGAACACGTGGCGTGATACCTGTTGGTTGGTCTGTTTGTTCAGCCCAAGCGTTACCTACAACACAGAATTTTGTATCTGCTGTAGCAGCACCTAAAACACCATCTAATGTCTTAACTGTAAAGTCATCATTTGGTTGTACAGCATCTGCTGCAGTTACATAGTACAAAGCACCAGAGCCACCCATAATAATATCACCATCACGAAGTGCAGTGTTACCAGAGCTGTCACCAGCATCATCTCCATCAACACCAATAGTAAAGTCACCAGAAGATCCCATTACTGCTGTAAAGTGATTATGAAGGTGTGCTTCTTCGTAGTGCTCAAAAGTACGAGCTGTTGTTTCTTTTTTAGAACCCATTAGTTCCATTAATCCAGTGATCCCTTGATCACCATATCGCTTAATTAGTTGCTCATCAACGTCACGCTTATGTAAAGGTACATTTGCTGCAGTACCTACAGAAGATGCTAGTAAACTAGCACTACCTACATAGTTAGATGTCGTTGCAACCGCTACATTTGACGGTGATGCCGTCATTCCTGCAGCTAAACTTACTGTTGCCATAATTTTATAATTTTAAATAAATAATAATTTTGTTTTAACCAAGAATTTGTTTTCTCAACATGTCGAGAGTTGACTCTTGTCTTTGAGGTGTACCCTGCTTGTCTTGGACAAACGATGGGTTCTTAATCTCATTAATTACGCTCTCTGTCCCCTTGCTTCTGTACTGATTAGCGACACCCCTAACAATCTTATCAATGTTGTTTAGGATGTACATATCTGTATTCAGAGCGTCAAAGTTCCAGTCTCCACCTTCGCTTACATACTTATCGAAAAAGTTCTCTAGGTCAGAATTATACCCCTTAATCTCCTGACGAGCATCGTCATCTAGATTGTAAGTAAACTCTTCGCCTTGGTCATTCATAGAGAAAGATAAACCATCAAGGTCATTAACCTCTCCCTCCATTTCATTCAACCATTCCCCTCTCTCTTCCTCAGACACTCCAGGGTCACTACCTGCCTCAGTTGGCATAGCGTAATCCTCTTTAATCTGATTGAAGTAATCTCTAGCAGTTCTAGCGTCCTTCGTAAGTTGAACCTTCCCTGCGTTGGTGTCCCTCGTAGTGTACTCCTCAGAGTCTGTTTTGTATGTTGCTGCAATGTAGTCACTTAACTCAGCTTCAGTTAGGCTTGGATTCTCTACTCGTAGATACTCCTTCATTACTGCTCCATCAGACACGTCAGTTAAATCAACAGTTTGAGTGTTTAGGTAATCTTGAACACTTCTACCTGTGTCTCTAACGTAGTCATTAATAACCTGTAGCTGCTCGCTTGCAAAGTCATTATTTTCTGTTGTCTCACTGGTAGTGTCAAAATCATCATAAGACGTAAACTCTCGCCCAAGCTTATCGCTAAGGTGTTGAAAGATTTGTTCGTCACTGATTCCCTCGTACTCTTCTTGTTGACCACCTTGATTTTCATCAACACTGGTCTCCTCATTATTAAAAGAACTTTCTCCTGTCAAGTCTATAATGTCAGATCGCTCCTCGTTTATAGGTTGCTCTAACTCAACTGCTTGGTTTTCATCACCAGTTAAGTCAACGATATTTCCTTGTGTTTGTTGTTGAATTACTTCACCTCCAAACTGTTTTACTAACTCGTCTCTTATATCCATCTTTTCTTAAATTTACTTATTCGTATTTCGCAAATATAACCTTTTTTATTAAAAGGGCAATTTATTGAGGGATTTCTTTTGTCTCCTCACCCAGAGGTCCTCTCTTACCATCTCTCTGTTCTATCATCTGAGATTGGTTTATAGCAGACTGCTGCTGAACCTCTTTACGAACTCCACCCTGCAATGAAGCTGCACCCTCCTTACCTAAGTTACCAAGTTCAATCTCTCTTAACCTTCTCTGGTGTTGAGCCTGCTCGAACTGTTCTTTAAGTTGGTAGTCTAATTGCTTCAGTTGCATATCTGCCTGACTTTTAGCTTGTACTCTAGCTCCCTCTATTTGCATCTCTGCCTGTAGGCTTTGTTGCTTAAGTTGTGCTGCCTGCTGTGCCGTCTGTTGTTGTAGTTGAGCGTTTTGCTCTGAAGCTTGTTTTGCTTGGTCTTGTTGTTCAGCCTGATACTTTTTCCTTCTTAGGATTAACATCTGATTAGCCATCTTCACATTCCTAACTGTACGAATCATGATAGCATCCTCTAGCCTTAACTCTTTCTGAGCTAAAGATACCTGAATGTTTTGTTCCATCATCTGCTTCTCCTCCTCGTTAGGTGCAACCTCTAAGGTAATACCAAACTCATGGATGGATAGCTTCTTCATCATATCTATAGACTCCATAGCTGTCTCACCAATAACATTAGCGTACATACTGTGAAGACCTTTAAAGTTTACTAAGTCTTGCATCCTTACGGTAATACTCTTAGATACTCTATTAGTTACGTTAAGGTAAGCATCATTAATATCTCTAGTTGCATTGTTGGACGCTAAGAGAGAAAGTTTCTGAACACCTACCAAAGCCTCACTAGATGGTTTAGATGCGTCACGTGCTTCGTTAATACCTGTAACGTCACGAATCATCTGCATGTTATGGTTGTAGACACCGATAAGAGTACCGAAGTCTTTACCTATACCATTTTCTAACTCTTGTATTGGCATAGAACCAGTCATTTGACCTTCATCGTCTATACGTCTGTAATAGATATTACCTGTCTGATCGTAAATCTCTTGTAACTCCATTGGGGTAAACGTACCACCGTCACCCTTAGATACGTTCTCTAAAGAACCTACCTCAAACGCAGCACCCTTTGGTCTAGCCTTAGCAAGTACGTGTTGAATCTTAAGGTGAGCTAGTTGAATCTGATCAGCAAAAGGAACCATTCTATCTACTAAAGAACGACTCTTCATTTTGTATAGGTTTGGCTGGTAGATAATATAAGATAAGTTAGTCTCAGATAGAGCTGACTTCTTCCTAGGCATATCCTTCATTAACCCGTAGTTAAATACGTAGTCTGAACCTACTATATATTTTCCTGTATACACAACCTTTACAGTAGAACCAATAGCCTGTCTATTTGTCTTAGAGTTTTTAGGTTGTTTATAGTTGGATGCTTTCTTATTTACAGAGTAACCACCCTTAGTGTTATCTTTCTTTTCGTACTTTAACTCGTGACTTGTAATAAACTCAGCATCTAATATATTAATACTAAACTTATCGTAGTCATAGGAATTATCCCCGTTATCGTAACTAGCTGAAGTGTTAAAGTTCATTGGGTTGTTATTCTTCCCAGCGTACTCATTAGCTATGTTAATATAATCTTCCTCGCTAAACTCATCTCCTGCTTGCTGCTTTAAGTCAGCTATAGTCATTGAGTAAACCTCTCCTGCGTGTCTTATATTCTTATAGTCAGAACTAGAAGAAAATGATGTTATTAGGTTTGCTGGGTCTACGTGACGTATCTTAACACCACTAGATGCAGATAGGTCAGTCTTAGCTGCACATAAGCCTAAGACAACTAAGTCACGAATCATGTACCTCTTAACCTCAGCGTAATCATTTATATCTAAAGTATACTCAATAGCCTTCTCTAAAGCTATCTCAACGTTCTGCTTATAGTTAAGTGCCATAAACATCTCAACCTCTTCAGAACTCTCAGCTACAAACCCAGTAGGAGATAATGGTACACCAGTCTCATCCTCTAGGTTATTTAAGAAGTCTTTGGATAGCATCTCGCCATACATCTTCTTCTTCTTTTCTAGCCTTTTGTTTGCAGCAACAGGATCAATAGATTGAGCCTTTATATCGTACTCCTGGTTTACCATCCCGTTAACGATAACGTCAACAAACTTAGGTATTATAGATACAGGAGTCCAATCAATATTAAGGTAAGACGTGTCTCCCTCAGCATCCATTAAATCCTTGTACTTACCAACGTCTTGATTACCTTCAGCATAACTTCTATTCCTAGAGTACCTTAGCTTTTTATCTCTAAAGTAAGCGTCACTGTTATTGTGCCACTCGTAGTACATGGTTCTGAAATAATTTAAACCATAAGCCTTAGAACTTTTCTCTTCGTTTGTAGACAAAGGAGATGGGTAGCCGTTTGATTCTTGTTTCTTGTTAAGCATATCTATCTTAGTTTTTTACTAAACATCCCCTTATTGTTATACTTCTTAACTAAAGGTGATGACATTTTTAATTCTTGCTTTGGTTTTATATATTTCTGAGAAGCTAGTAAAGCTAAAGATGAGGATATACTCGCATCATACTTAGTTCTATTATCTATCTCGAATCTACTCCAATCATCAAGTAAGGTATTAAAATAACACCTTCCCATCTCTCCCGTCTCAGGAAGTATTCCTACGTGGTCGTATACGTATGTAGCTATAGCCTCAGCTTGAGCATTTATAACTGCAGCTCCAGATCCAGGTATACCCTTTGTCTTTTGCTTACCTTTACTCCACTCAGTATGAGTCATTTCTGGTCTATCCATCAGGTACTCATAGTAACCTCTATTCTCAAAGTACTTAAGTATTCCTACTTTATTGTTCTCCACTAATATCTGACAACCATAAAAGACACACATCTTAATCATGTCTTCGTAGAATATCTCCGACTTAGGTGGCCTATTAATGTACTCACATACAAACTGCATAGACGCATCACTTGACATACTAAACTTGTGAAATACATGAGCAGCAGCATCAGATCTCCTACCATCAGTAGTGGTGTCATGGTCATAAGGGTCACACCCTGCAACCAAGTTATCGGACCTTCCAGGGAATTTCCTGTTGAATCTAGAAGAGATAACATTCTGCTCTCCAATCTCTGGGACCCAACTAATTTCCCACTTACCTTTTTTGTGTGGAACCCAAATAACTTCGCTATCTCTATTTCCACCTTTCCATATAAACTCACCCCTTGTCGTAGTTACTTTATTAACCTCGTTGTAATCCATCTGTTGATAGATCCTTTCCACGTCAAAGATACAACTTTGAGTATCATTTCTGAAAGCCTCCTCTACGTTAAATGGAAATTGTCTTTTAAATTCTGATAACGCTGTGGTATCATTCTTTAAAGCTTCCCTCCTATTCTGCATGTAATCCTTAGCACCTACGTCAATAAGTATATCATCAATACCCATAACAGGCTTCTCTGGCGTGTCTATAACAGAAAAACCATACTCATCAATAAACCCCTCTAGGTTTTCGTATGCTGGTATAAATAGCTTATATAAACCACTTTTAGTTCTACCGTTAAGATCTTTATCATCAGTATTAGAGTCGTAGAATATATCCTTGAACTCAGCCCCACCATCTTGTAGTTTATTGGCTGTAGATCCCATCATACATTTACCTACTATTTTTCTACCTAAAAGAAGACACGTCTGAGTAACTCCCCAGTTCTTCTTTATAGAGTTCTGTCCCGTCCACTTACCAGCTTCATCATGTACAAGAAGTTTTAACTTCATACCATCATAACTGTTATCAGCAGTGTTTCTCCAATCTATAATTGAGTTTAAAGCTTCAGACTCCTCTATGTGTTTTTGATTCTTTGTAATTTTCTTTGCTGGCTCTCTAAACGCAAGCTCTACACGAGGGTTACTTGAACCATCCTGTATAGGCTGAAAAAAGAAAGGGTAGTTACGATATATACGTACTACCTTGTCAGTAAACATAGTCTTAGCATCAGCACCTGTCTTAGACAGTAACCCAAAGCTACTCTCGTATGTCATACTAGCTAAGTTAACTACCTCACTACTAGCAGCATAAGAAAAACCAGATCTACGATTCTTAAGGAAACACATCCCATAAGAGTTCTTATCTAACTTACAAGCTTCCCAAAACAGGAAGAAAGTCCTATTAGCATCTCTATAATCTGGGTATCCAATATCAATCTTACTCCATTGAATAAACATATAATGACTACCTGTTATATAGGTAGGAACTCCGTTGTTGTAAAACCATAAACCATCCTTTCTACGTCTAAATTCTTCATCTATGTAATCAACAAAGTCAGAAGCATTGTCCCTAGTTAAAGATTTAGGAGTATCTAATCTGGTCCATTTCTGCTTAGACTTAGGGAGATTGTTATAAAGTATATCTTTATTGAACCTAGGTCTCTTAGGTAAGACAATTTCTAACTTGTCAAACTCTAAAACCTCGCCATGGCTGGTATCACTTAAGTATATTTTACTCTCTTTTTGCATACTTCTCAGCGTAAGAACCTTTAAAATCCTTCTTGTCTTCTATCAGTGATGTTCCATCTTTAATTCTATCCTCTAGGTTTTTAATACCTAAAAGTATCTCTTGGCAATCAAGGAAGCATTCCCTTTTTGCTTTTATAGCTTGCCTTCTTTTTGCGTCATCTTCCTCTAGTAAGGGTTTACTTATCTCCTCTATAAGAAGATCAATAGCTCCTTTACTTGCCTCTATAAGCCTCTCTAAGGTATCTAGGGCGTAATCTTTATTGTTATCCTTCATAAGAAGCTAGTATGTCAACGTTACGCATGCGTAGAAGTTTTCTACCATCTATATCCATCTCGTACTCAGAATTCTCACTCCACATAACTCGATCTTTAACTTTAACTCCTTGATCCTTGACCCAATCGTTAATAAGGATAGCTGTACCATGAAACTCTACCTCCGAAGGTGAGTTCTCTAAGAATATTCCAGACTCTGACATCTCAGCTTCTTTCATCTCCTGCTCCATGAAGTTCCAAACTCCCACAGGGGTGTATTTACCATCTCTTTCTATAAGGTATATCTGCTCTATGTAAGCCTGATATATATTATCCTTGTCTGCATGTGATACATGGTTGGTAGGTGTTGCGATAAAGTGGTGAAACCAAACCTTATCCCCTTCCTGTATACCTGCATTACTAGTGTCAAGGGTTGGTGTTTTATACACCGTACCGTATTGCCTAGCTAGTTTCATAGGATCGTATGATGTATCTCTGTACATCTCCTTACCGTTTAATAGTATGGTATCCTCTGTTTCTTTTTCTACTTGTATCCAGTAGAGATCTTTAATTGGCTTCATCTTTTTTTTTACTTTACTTCGTAGTCATCTAGGACATCTGTATTGTACTCTATAGCTGTTGGCTGGGAGAAGAACCTTTTCCAAGGTCTAGAGAACTCCTCCGCTTCTTTTTTTATGTATACATCGTAAACTACTTGCTGGTGCTTATACCACGCTGCTTCGTCTTGTATTATCGCTGTTATCTTTAAGGAACCTCCTAACATTCGTTGACCTACCTGGTAAGTCAAGCCCTGCTTTAAGTCCCCTATCGTAATCTTTCTAATAATAGGGTTAATAGAATCCATTTTAATTTAATTTAGTTTTTATTGCTTATTATTCGTATAAGTCTCTTGATAGTTTTATGTAACCACATTGAATACCTTTAGATGCCGTAGTGTGAGTTTGAACACCAATAAAAGGAAGTAAATCTATATCGTTAGTCATAACTAAAGATTTTGTTGTAGATATAGTTTGAGTTAACCCACCTGCAGTCGTACTAGTAGGCGTAGTTGTTAATCCGTAATTTTTATTGTTTACAGAAATAGATACTCTTCTATTCTCATCAAAAGTTATTTTTAACTTGTATACCGTACTTGTTGACACAACTATACCAAGGTTAGTAACGTAATCTACGTTAGCTATACTATAAACAAAATGTAAATTACCGTTTGTAGTTAAATCTCCTTGATCATCGTTTGCAGCGTATAAAAAATAAGCCTGATTAGCGTCTGTTGCATACGTACCTACCTCAGTAAGCTTTAATCCAGCCCAAAACGAAGTTAAAGCTATAGAACCTCCTGTAGAAATTGCTGTAGAAAATTCTGTTTTATTTTCTGTTCCAAAACCTACCGAAGACCAAGCTGATGAGTTATACCCTCCAGGCATTTCTGTTGTCCCACTCCTTGGAGTTATAATAGTCTTGTTATTATCTGTTGCTCCTGTAATTATCTTAACTCCAGCAAATGAAGTATCTCTTCCTGAGTTTCCAGAATCTTGTCCTCCATTACCACTAACTCCTCCTAATACAAAGTTTTGATTAGGGGTTACGTATGGGTCTACAATAAAAGACAACTTAAACACTTGTGCAGTAACATCAGTACCGTTAGTACCTATTCTTATCTTGCAACTACCATTTGCTACATCATAAGCCAACACATTAACCATAGCGTTATCATCGTCAGTTACCCAATCGTGAAGCTGAACATGAACATGAGATGAATTTCCAAATATATGAACATTATTAAACGTAAATTCTACTGTATCTGTCGCTCCAAGATCTACAGACTGCATAATTATGATTCCGTATTTAGCATTTAAAGTTACAGCAGTAGTTGCGTTTGTATCTTGAGTTATAAAAGTATCTTGACCGTCTAAACTAGGTATTTTATCAAAACCCTCTTTAATCTCGTACCTGTCATCTGACTGAGATACAGTACCAGCAACATTAAGATTACCGTTCTTATCTATACGCATTTTCTCAGAACCATTAGTAGCAAACCCCAAGTAATCTTGACTATGATCGTAGTATATCTGACCAGCGTCATTATCGCTAGAATCACCAAAAAATATATTACCTGAAGAGGTCCCCCCAGATAGTATAGTTAAACCAGAATCGCTAGAATTTTCTAGAGTCAGTTGGTTAGCTGATAATGATGATGATACAGACCCAGAACTTACCCCAACAACGTGAAGTAAACCGTCAGGAGTTGCACCTGCAGTACCAATACCTACTTTAGTGAACTCAGCTTTATCTGTAGATAGCTTCATAGCTGTGATGTTACCAGAACCTGTCTCTACATTCTTAAGGTTAGTATCCTTAATCTCAGAAGCTGTTTTTAATATAGTCTGATATGTAGATGATATTGCTTTTCCTTTAAGTGTAGCCATTTTATTTTCTTTTAATTTTTTCGATAGACCTACCTGCAAAGTAAGCCCCGTATACTGTTATTAATAAGGTTTGATATATAGGAACGTAACTAGGTTGTATTACAAACCCCCCTACGTTACCATCAAACAACGACAAAACTACAAAAATTGCGGTTAGGAAAACACATATTAATGGTCGAATATTCTTAGATAACCAATTGTCAGACTTCATATCTGCTTCCCACCTTCTAGATACCTGCTCTTGAGCGTTTACCTCAGCCTTCATTAGAACTTCTTCTATAGCTTGTTTTGCAGCTAACCTTTCCTCGTCTGACGTAGTAAGGTTATCTACTACATTACCTACACTACTTAAGATATTTCCTCCTAAAAAATCTAGTAGTTTACTCATAGTTTTGCGTATATATATTTAGTATCGTTATCCTCGTCTTTATAAGCCTCAAGGATTTGTTTTCTATTCCCTTTTTTCTTTAGGGATATATGTATCCAAGCAAAGTCGAATTCATTAATCATTTGATCGAACTCAATACCGCTTTCTAACACCCAGTCATACACTTCTTTATTGCACATCTTACCCTCTTTCCAAAATTGGATGTCCAAAGCCTCACCTTTACAATGCTGGCTTTTAGAGCTCCCACCAATAGCACGATTGAGTGACGGGTTACGATAACCACTACTGATCCTGATAGGACCAAGAGCGTCACGAATAGGCTGTAGAAGATTAGACACAGTACGTTGCAAACTTTGTAAATGTTCTTTATTCGGACCATTTTCTATTCCTAATCTTTTTGCTGTATTACTATGAGTTATCTCAGATAATACAAAGTTCTTACTTAATCTCATCTATGTAAACTTTCCTTGTTAAAACACCATTAGTAGCTATATAGAAACCTCTTACAGGTTTTACTTCTCTACCTAAAATATCGTAGTAGTGTGTTGGAATAAATTTTGTATTACCTATTTCTTCTATACCTATGGTTAAGCAACCAACATCTACCAACTCCTCCATAAACTCTTGAGGCCAAAAACCAATAGAATCTATCCAATCTATATCAGATAAGAATCCATACTCTGTTTGACCTATATACAGGTAAGCACCATTCCATCCGTCTCCGTAAGAGTCTATCATGTTTATCTGGTAATACTCTGGTAAAACTACAGCACCTAAGTATGGAGCTACCCCTTCTAGGAGTATACCACCATTACATGTTAATATTTGCCAAGTAATCTCGTCAGGAAACTCCCCTGAAGTACATTCCACGAACACTTGCTGTTGTTGAGCATTAACTGTCTTTGATGCAAACATTAGTATAAAAAATAGTAAAGCCATAACGACCACCATCCATCCTGATTCTTCTAGTTTTTCTTTATTCATTATTGAAATTTATTAAATGTTATTTTGTCTATTATTGCTTGCACTTCTTTTTTTGTTGCATCTAGCTGCATCATAATAGTAGGATTAAATCTACTTTGTTCCACTCCGTTGTTAAATATTATAACAGTAGGAACTGAAGTTACCTTGTACTCTGATTGTAAGTCAGAACTTTTAACTATGCAAACCCTGTATGCGTTGCAATCTTTTAATGCTGGTAAAAATTCCACTTTATTACCATCATTCCATTCTACATAGAACTCTATTACCACCGTTCCTTTAGCTGTCTTAGAATCAAATGAGCTAGAAGTCACAAACTCTTGAGCTACAATAGTTGTAGAAAACAATAACAGTAAAAATAAAAATTTATTCATAAAGCTTTTGTTTGATAAGCTTCATATCTTCCTTCATCTCAGAAACATCTTCCTGAGTATTCATTATAGTTTGACGGATTAACTTATCCTTCATGTCAAACTCCATTCGTGTAATAACAGGGTCTGATGCTACTGGTAGCTCCCTAGCTTCTGCAATATCATTTTGCAATGTGAACCACATTCCCACAAAGGTTGCTATTAAAAAGGCTATACCACCTAAGGTCTTCACACTTATCTGTACTGCACTGTCTTCGTTTAGCTCTTTAGTCATTATATTAGAATATTAAATAGTTTATTCCTGTTTGCATATTGTAAGACCTTACGTCCCAATACTTGAGATGTCTTCCCTCTACGAAGATACTAAAATGTTTATTGAATTTAACGCCAAACACAACACCAATATCCCATTCCGTCTCTACCCCAGGGTACGAGTAGGAATACTCACTTAATCCTTTATGTAAAGGGTACATAGAACCCCAAGCGTGTATCCAACCTTTAGCCGAATAGAGATAGTAATCGGCTCCTATAACTGCAGACACTTCTTGTTGTAGCCCTAAAGATTTCAATTCTCTTTGGTTATATTGATTCACAAGATTTCCAAAATGATACGTGTAGAACTCTCTATCTGACTCAGCAATCCACTCTGCAGTACCTGCTTCTATATCTATCTGCATCCAATCTTCACTACCTCCTGTTGTACTATAGACACCAAACTCCTGAGCTAATTGCCACCAGTGTTTGTTTGAAGGGTTAGCAAACCATTCTGTAATTGGAGAGTAACCATATACAGGATGTGAACGATGGGCTACGCCTAAAGTAAGGTCAAAATTACCAAAACTCTTACGTAGTCTTAACTCTCCTAATGTGTAATTAAGGTTTATTAACCCGTCATTTACATAAGAAGCTTTTGCTGTGTAATGATCTGATATGTACCTAACCTTATACTCTTGTTGTTTAAACTTCATCCCTCTATTACGGATTGACGAGTACTTAAATAGGTACTCTAACCCAGGAGCGTTAGATATTGTAGCGTAATCACTACTCTCGTTTTCTGAGCCAGTATAGAAATTACCTTTCTTTACTTGGTAATCAAAACGTGCTATCTTTCTAAGACCTACTGTTATGTTGTAGTTCGGCTCACTTACTTGCGTGATCTCTACAAGTTGCCCTGAACCAGCAACGCCATCAACTATAAAAGATTGATTTTCTGAAAAAGGTGCAGCCGTAGAAGCACTAGCGTAAAACGTGGCAAATCTAAATAAAGAAAACCCCATCTGAGCGTTAGATACGGTTGTTGTTAAAAGTAATAATATATATAATATTTTTTTCATTACCACTTTACTTTATCAGCCCAATAGGCTGCAGATAAAACTCCTTTAGATATATTCTTCCTATGCCTAGCCTTGAAAGAATTCTGCCTAGCTTTATCCTTCTTTGTTGAGGGGTTACTTCCAGCACCACTTACACCTTGTTGACCAAAGCGTATAACCTTTACTGTGTTACCACTCTTAGCAACAACAGCGTGAGACTTAGTAGCGTGATCAGGTGTTTTCTTAGGTTTGTTGTACCCAGAGACTCCAATACGTTTAAGAATGCTTGCACCTTCTTTAGCCTTATTAAAACCTGATTTCATATTAGCGTAATCTTCATCAGATATAGTAGACTTAGATTTTGATCTACTCGTTCCTGATTTCTTTTTAGCGTTTATATTATCGTATAGTCCTCTTTTTCCCATTACTTACCTACTTGTTTTTGAGCTATAGTATGTGCTTGCTCGAATGTTTTACCAGACAACATAAGCTTCTTCATAAGATCCATGTGTTTAGAAGTGTGATGAACTGAGTGTTTCTTCATAGTTGACTTCTGTCTATCTGTTAAACCTTTTGACTTTTTAATCACTTTAGCCATAACTTATTTTTTAGCAAACTTCTCCGCTCCTGAGATTCCAAATGAACCAAGGACAACCCAAACAAATGAGTTGTATACGTATTCGTTTATTATTAAATCACTACCTAACCAACCTGTTACTAGATCAGCTATCATTATTAGGCACATTATAGCAAATGCTACAAAGCCTACAATAGCTTTCTCATTCCAGTTGTTGTCGTTCTTAAATATCTCCATGGCACATTATTCCTGGTTGTCACTAATAAGCTTTATGGCTTCTTTGTTTGTCATAAGACAATTACTAGGGTATTCTAAAGAATTACCTAAAGCCAGTAAAGCCGAAACCTCACCACCCAACCAAGAACAATCAAGCTCTAATACGTAGTGAGTAGCATCTTCTATACTAAGCTCTATAACGTCACCGAACTTAACTCTGTTATCAATAGCAACCTCTTTGAATGTAGTATTTAATACTTCAATTAAATCTCCTTCTTCGTCATAGCTTTTACGAGCATATTGCCCTTCTAGTTCAGATGGTATTGAACCATTGTATGTTGCCTCGTTAAGGCATATAAATATATTTCCTTGCATAATTATGAATGTTTAGATAAACCCGCTTTGTAGTTGTTTAATATTTCTTTCGCTGATAATGGTCTGTCGTACCAAATAGTCTCATCAATTTGAGATAATAATTTGTGGGTAACATCCTTATTTGCACCTATGGTTACAGGGTGATCTTCATGGATGGTTCCCGATAGGTTTGAAGCATGAACTACAGGAGCTAAGTTATTTAAGTATAATCTTACTTTTTCAAGTTTAGTATAAGTGGCGGTAACAAATAGCCAACTGTTATCCATGGCTTGAGCAGGCGTGTTAACACCAAACCTAGTAGAAGCATTAACATCAAAATATATCTTATTGCTAAATATTGATATAGCCATACCATTATTTGCATTCGTACCTAACCCCGCTCCTTTAGCTATGCAGGTTTGATGAATACCACTTGCTTCTGGAGTTAACTTAGTCCAAAATCCAACTGAGAATCCTTCTGTCATAACTAAACTAGAATCATTAGCCACTTCAGCATAACCACTTCCATCTAAATTAAATGCACCATCTCTTAATCTTAATGTATTACCTAGAACATCTTTACCTAAGTCGTTAGGGTTTTGGATTAGTGTAGCGTCTATTGCAGCTGAACCTGCTGTAGTGATGTACGAGCCTAACGGTCCTAATTTTACTTGAGGTCCGTAAATCAATACATCTGCATTTTTAGATGTACTTTCGTTACCTCTAATCCTCAGTTTAAAAAATTGAGATGTATCTATTGCAGTCCCGCTAACGTTGTATCTTTGCCACGATTGATTTGCCGTAATATTCGTTCTAGTTCCATCAATGTCTAGAAAAGCTAAAGTATAATCGTTTGAATCGTTACTTTTTATATATAAAGACGTGTTATAATCTTTTTCATCTTCTACTGTTATGCTGTATTGCAATTGAGAAAAGTCTGCGGAAATAGTACTAGATCCAATATCAAAAACAACTCTAGCAGCATTTTGTACCCCTGTAGGAGATATACCATGATTAAGAGTAACCACAGGATCTTCACCATCGTCTCCATCCGAAGGAGTCGACCAACCTGTTCCCGTTACATCATCACTAAACGCAATTAAATTACTACTCTTACTCCAATCCACCATACCCAACTGAGGTATAATAGGTTGTTTTAGAACGTATGTAGCTCCTGAAATTGCTCCGTTTTTTCCTGACCCTGAGCTATCGTAAGTAATCGAACCATCACCTTCAGATAAAGCGTAGTACCCTTTCAAATTAGATAAAGCAATCGAACCTCCTTTTTTGAATACAAGGTCATTTGGATTGTTGTAATCAATTACAGCATCCGCTAAAGTTAATTGTGCATCGTAAATCTGTACATCCGATAAAATTAAAGCACCATAATCTGAACCAATCTTAGCAAACTCCAAATCATTCACAAGTATATTAGTGTCCGTTGTAATTACCACTCTTGTAAGTGTTGTTCCTATTGTAGCTGTAGCTACTGAATTCACATAAATATTTGAGTTTGACCAAGTACCTCCTAAAGTAATTGTACCGTTTACAGCTTTTATATTCTGACTTGATGTAAGATTAAATATCTGCTCAGAAGTTGTACTCAAATTAACCCAAAAGCAAATTGATTTTAAATTTATATTAGGATTACCAATAACAACCTTATCATTCGTACCATCAAAACTCAAAGCCTTACCAGTTAGCAACTTAGCGTTGTTTGTGTTTAGAGATTTGTCTGGCGTGAATTGAGATATTTCTTTTACTGAGACGCTGAACTCGCCTGTGTCGAATACATTACTTCCGTTAAGATTAAAATTAACACTTCCATTGCTTTTAAATGTAAACTCTTTTACATTTGTAAAATCGTAGTTTGTGAATACATACTCAGAACCATCGTAAAGTTTACCTTTAATAGTTCCAGTAGGAGTCGAATTAGGATTGGGTGTTATTATTAAAATGTAAGTTGAACCCGTAGTGGTAGCAATGTTAAGTCTAGGTCTTACGGTGGCTTGATTGCCATCGCTACTAGCACTATAATTGTTTTGATTTAAAAGTTCCATAATAGCATTTCCAGCATTGCTAAAGCTACCTGCTAAAGGTAATAACTCCTTCCCTATGACATTAACCTTAGTAAAGCCAAGCCACATCTGAAGCCCCGACCTTATAACAGTCAGCAAGGATCTACCTGCTCTGTTAATAATTAATCCTAAACCTAGCATATCTTAGTGTTGTGGAGCGAAGTAACATATACACATACCTGAGTGCAACTCAACGAAATCCCAGCGACCAAAAATTGTAAGACCTAAAGGGAAAGCATGAGTTGTAGCGGTACCACCTTTAATTACATCTATAGCGTTACCTGCAGCCCCAAACCCATTTGTTGCATCATCGTGATTATTCTCTGCTGTTACCGTACTTATAGATCCTATCTCACCACCCAAGGTTTGAAGCTCCTGGAATACTACATCAGTTAAAAAAGTTATAGCACATATATACCTAGTTGCTGAAGCTCCATTTAAGTCTACGCTATCCCCATCGCTATCTAATAAACTAGAGCCATATTGACCCATACTAGCTTCTTGATACTTTGATCCTGTTAAAGACATATTATTTTATTTTAATGTTTAATGCTTTTCTTTAACGCAAATGTAGTGATAATTTTTTTAATATAATAAATTTCTTATCTTTGAACCAATTTAATTTAATTCAATGAGGAATTACCTAAAGTATCTAAGCGATACTATGTACCTCTTCCAGCGTAAGTACGAGCTTACAGACAATCAATTGAAGTTCATCCTATTTATCTGTGACGAGAGGGGATCCTTCACTAAACGAGACGTAAGGGAGGGTATGTATGCTAGTAAGAACTTTCACGAGGTAAAGTTTCCTGCTTTAGTAAAGGAGGATTATATCTTTGTCTTTGAAAGGAGGCTGTGGAACTCTAGTCAGCCAAATAAATATCGTGTAACAAACAAGACCATTAGGTTGGTCAATAAATTTTATAACGTCCTTGAGGGACAAGAAGAGATGTAATTATGGCAAAATCAATAAGGAAAAAGACAGAAAAAGAAACGTTAAAAGAACGTAGAAGATCTGGCGAGTTTAAACAAGATAAAAAAGACGCACGAGCTGCTGGTCTATCTAGAGGAGAAGCCAGAAAAAGAGCTAAGAGACTATCTAATGTTGAAGCTTTTGGTAAAAGAAAAGGTATGCGTGCTGATATGGCTGCTAAGAGAGAAGAAGATGCTTCTGTTCGTAAAATGTTTGGAGATAGAAGAAGAATGGAAGCTAAACGTGGAGGTCAAAAATTAGCTTATGATGTAGCTAAACCATTATCTCCAGCAGAACAAAGAGAAATGGCTCCAGGTGGAACCCCAACTAGAAAAATAAAAAGTGGGGATAAAGTATCTAAAGAAAAAGGTATGTATAAGATAGTAGGTGCAGATGGTTATGTAAGATACTCTGAGTCAAAACCTGAAATTATAAAAACAAGAAAAAATAAAGCAATGTACGGTGCTAAGGTGAAAGCTGTTAAGAAAGCTCAAGAGGGCGGTAAAGTGAAATCAAAGTCTTTTGGTGTACTTAAGTCTGATGCCAACAAGACAGGTCCTAAGATGGAAGAGGGTAAAGAGCCTTACACTAAGAATGGAATCACCTATACCTGGGATAGAAAGAACTCAGTATGGAGAGGAGACCTTGATAAGAAGAAATCTAGAGCTGTTAAAAAGAAATAACATACATAACACATGAAGTCACCGAAAATTAAAGGGTAATTTCATAAATTGCAATAAAGGAATAAATAAAAATAAACAAAATGGCTACAGTAACAACAAAATTAACATTATCTAGCTCAGACTTAACGTCTCAGATTTTAAGTCTGTCCCTTAGTAAGGCTATATCAGCTTCACATACTACAGGTTTAGCTCGTACAAAGGTAGGTCAAACAGCAGTAAATGCTAACGCAGCACTCCTATATACAGCAGGTGATTACGCAGCAACTGCGTATGTCTACATAAAGAATATAGACACAACTGCGACAAACTATGTATACGTATATGGTGACACACCATCGGTTACATTAGCAGGTGGTGCTTACAATAATGATCCTACTATAACACACACTGCTAAAGCAGGTATCCAAGTTGGTATGGTAGTATCAGGTGATGGTATACCTGAAGGAGCAACTGTTGTTTCTATAACTAGTTCAACAGTGTTTGAGCTAAGTGCTAGTACAACTGGAGGTAGTTTAACTGGTAAAGCTTTAGTATTAAACTATGGTAATCCTGTTAACTTAAAGCTAGGTGGTGGGGAGTTTGCCTTCATGCCTGTTACAGCAGATAAAACAATAAAGGCTTACGGTACTAACGCAACTAGCGTAGTAGAGTTTATGGTATTTGGTGTTGATCAATAGGATCTAGACTTCAAGCTCTTTCTGTATAAACTATTAGAAATTATGCACTCCTCGCATCGACAGCCTCTTCTGTAGGCTGCTGGTGAGGGGCATGGGTGCTTACTACTTCTAGCTCTAGATGCTGCGTAGTTACATATCTTATGAGAGAAGGCTATATTATCTAAGTCGTAGTATAAGCCTATAGGATCCTCTGAGTGTAGCCATGGTATCTTATGCTCTATACTCATGTCATCAATACTATCTATCTTAG